GACAGTCTCCCTCTTCTCCCTTAAAGTAATTATAATCAACTAAAGCTTAAATTAAAGTAAATAAATGAATAGATTTCTATTAAGTTATTAATTATTCATTTTATATATATTCTCGATAAAAATATTAAAATAACAAAAATACATAGTAATAGTGTTAAATACTTATATATAAGCGGACCAACCCCAAAACGAATAAAGAATAAATGAATGAGCGACCCGCCGGAGACTTTTTTGTGTTATTATATTATAATAGAATATGAAAAAATTTAGTGCAAGATTCCGGGCCGATTGGAACAACGATGAAATACTGGGAGAGATCCTAGAAGAATACTTCAGTGACGACGAAATAATAAAGACGAAAGCTTCACTTTGTTATTGGTTAAATATCTCAGAGCGAGAGTTCGAAGTGCGCAGAAGAACAGATATGTTCAAAGAACTGCTAGACAACGCTGATTTATATGTGAGATGTTTAATAGAGCAGAGTGGTATGCTGAACGATAGAACATTCTCAAGATTCTTATTAGAGACGCAATATGGTTATGCTAAACCAGTTGCTCAAGAAGAAGAGAAGGCTGGGCAGTATGTGTTTAACTTTGTGGACGCTTAATGGACATTAAGACTTTACCTCACCAGAAAGAGTTTCTAAAAGATATTGATAGGTCTAAGTACCACGGAACTATCTTAGTCGGTGGTTTCGGGTCGGGTAAATCAGAAGCGGGCGTATTTAAAACTTTTATGATGAAGTTAAGATACCCTAAACATAAGGTTGCCTACTATTTACCCACATACGGGCTGGTAAGAGATATCGCGTTTGATAAGTTCACATCATTCCTAGAAAGCATTGACGTACCTTATCGGTTAAACAAATCAGATAAAGAACTACTTATCCCTGGTTATAGCTCTATCATATTTAGAACTATGAGTGAGCCGGAGAATATAATCGGTTACGAAACAGCTTATTCATTAATAGATGAAGCAGATATACTTCCTAAAGATAAAATGGAATTAGTGTATAATAAGATAGTAGGTAGAAATAGATCAATAGATGATGCAGAAGTAGATATGGTATCAACACCTGAAGGGTTTAAATTCTTATATGATAAGGTTAACAGCGGACAGTTTAAAGTTATCCGAGCTAAGACATCAGACAATAAGTTCGTACCAGACTCCTATGTTAAATCATTAGAAGATCAATATACACCAGAACTTTTAAAAGCCTACCTAGAAGGAGAGTTCGTTAACTTAACATCAGGATCAGTATATAACTACTTCGATAGAGATATACATACGTCCAATAGAGAAGGCTATAACTTTGGAATGACATTACATATAGGACAGGATTTCAACGTTGGTGGTTGTTGTTCAGTTGTTTGCGGCGTTGAAGGTAATGCAGCTTATGTAATTGACGAGTTTACTTCTAAAGACACGTATCAGATTGTAGAAAATATTAAAGAGAAGTACCCTGGTCATCATATCGTAGTGTACCCAGATGCCTCAGGTAGCGCTAATAAGACATCGTCAAGTATGTCCGATATTGATATACTATATAAAGCAGGGTTTGAAATTAACGTACCAAGAAAGAACGGCGCGGTTAAAGATAGAATCAACGCTGTACAAAACAAACTAAGTAAAAATACTCTATACATAGACCGCAAATGCCTTAGTGTTACTAAAGCTTTAGAGCAACAAGCTTATGACAAGAACGGAGTGCCAGAGAAGTCTGGCGGAGCGGCAACTGTTGATGATTGGAACGATGCTTTAGGTTACTTCATAGTTAGAAAGTTCGGTATAGAACAGACGGGCTTACAAGCTACAGGTGTCAGTTATGCGTAAATTATGCTATAATAGACTTAATGATAAATAAATACGGGGAAATAAATGAAAACAACGAACAGACTGAATAAGTTTTCTAGGCGTTATGATATGTATAACGATAACTTTGAGGGGCAAGTAAAGACACACCTAAGTGCTATCTATACAAAAGCAAGCACACTTAGGTTAGATAAACAGCTGGACTTAACTAATAATATCTTTAAAACTATTGTATGCAAAATATCAAGAGCTTATTCTTTTGGTATTACGCGAGAGTTCACGGATGAAAACAACGAACAAGTGTATAAAGACTTATCAATTAATAAGACTATGAAAGAAGCAAATAGGTACTTAAATGCTTTTAACGACGTACTATTACAAGTTAGCTGGGATTACAGTACTAATAAACCAAGACTAATATTCAGATTGCCTCATAAAACTAAAGTAGAGTTAGATGAGTATGATAGACCAAAAGAAGTAGAATACTTTATATCTAAATGTGGGGACGGTGATAAGAAAGAGAAGTGGGCCTACTGGTCAGCTACCGAACATTATTATAAAATCTACGACGGCGAAGAAGTTAGTGTTGAATACCCTGAAGGTAATGAAGAAGGTACTAATCCTTATAAAGTTCTACCTTTTGTATTTATGCAAAACGGCTTTAGAGACGGTGTTTTCTTCGATGAATACTCAGGAGATGATTTAGCTTATATTACTTTAGATAACTCGGTATACAGCACGTTCAAAAACTATTTAATTAAGTGGCAATCGTTTAAACAGTTAGTAGTTACAGGTAGTAATCTTGGAGAGCTTAAAGGCCAAGTGATGGACCCTAGTACAGCATTAACGGCTTCAGGTCAAGATGTTGATATTAGTTTATTAGACTTACAAGCAGACTTAAAACAATTAGACGAGACATTACAAAGCGCAGCTAATAACGTAGCTATTAACTATAATATTAGCCCTTCACAGTTTAGGCTAACAGGTAATGTATCTAGCGGTTTTGCTATGAAGATGGAAAATAAGCCTTTAGATGAGTTTACAGAAGAGCAACAAGACGACTTTAGAAACTATGAGTTAGCGCTATTTAAACTATTGCAAATAGTATCGGAAGTAAATAAATCAAAGATTAACGGCGGGTTAGTTGTTACGTTTAATAAACCAAGTTACGCAGAAGCTAAAACTGATAAGCTCGAGGCAAATACTACAGAGATTGATTTAGGTTTAAAATCAGCGTCAGAGATTATCGCTGAAGAAAGAAACATAACTATAGGTGAAGCTAAAGGTATTTTAACAGCTAACTTGGCAGAAAGAAACACAGTTTATAATAAAGTAGAAGTAAACTCAGGTTTAAATCTCAACACAACAGCGGACGACTTAGGGCTTAACTAATGGCAATAGATGCTATAATCAACGCTATTGATACTAAATTAGATAGAGAGGTACATCTATTTAATTTAGAGATCGAGAAGATATTAGCAGAAGCAAGCACTCTAATAGCCGCAGAAGCTACGCACTCTATATCAGATCCTCTTACATTCGATTTTAAAGTTCAAAAGATTCTACAAGAAGTAGGTTATTATGAACTTATTAATAAATATGTAGATGAAAGTTATGACAAGAGTTATAGCGAAATCTTAGCCTTATTTAAAGAAGGCGGGTTAGATGTTGTATTTACTGAAGCTGATCTAGCTATTATTAAGAACATAAAAGAACTTGAGATACAGGCATTTATTGATATAGGTAATAACGCAGCACAACAGCTTAAAAGAGATTTATACAAATACTCGTTATCTGATATGAATAAGAAAGATATTATTACAAACATATCAAACTCATTAGCAGGCACTGACTTAGCAAAACACTCTACTACATACGCAAATACCGCAATTAGTAATTACAACCAATCTATAATAGATATAAAATCAGCGGGC